CCCTGTTTATTAAATTCCTGTCTATTGTCATAACTTTTATTAAACGCTTCATCTATACTAGTATTTTGCTTTGTCATAGTAGGCAATCCTTCTATGCTTCTATATAGTTCTCTGCGCTGTAAACCATTAAGGTCTTTTAAATTATTCTTTTTTGTCTCACTCCATAAGTAACGTTTAAACGCATTATCATTTGTATTTATATTCTTATAGTTTAATTGTTTTAATATATCTTCTGATTGTACTGAACCTTGTTCTTGTGCAACAAAGTCTACAAAGCTATTCAATTTAAAATCTTCTATATTTTCTTCATACGCTTTCTTAACTTGTTCTGTTACATACTTATCGTACTTTGATTTAAATTGTTTATATGCTGGAGTAGTTAAACCTAATTTTGTTTTAGTTCTTACAATAGATTTATCGTTATAAGTATCTGCGCTTTCTCTATCAGGAAATCTAGCAGTAAACAACTGATCGTCACTTGGTCTATTAAATGTTTGTATTGTTCTGCTTCTTTTAACAGGTACTTTTTCTTCTTTTATTAATGCTTCTGTTTGTTGCTGAACATTATTAAGTTTTGTTCTTAAATTATCGGCTTCATTTAATTCGTCTTTATCTTCTGCTTCTTGTATTTGTTCTTCTAAATCTACTTCTTCATCTAAAGTAGATTGTAATTTAGGATTTACTTTGGTTGTTTGTTGCCTAATAGATTCAGTTTCAACCTGTTCTTGTGGATCAAGTATAGGTGTTGGCTTGTCTTTTAATGCTTGTGCTGCTGCTTCTATTTCTCCTTCAGGAGTATTTATAGTTGCATTAATAACTTCTTCTGTAGGTTGTACTTCTTCTTTGATTACTGGTGCAGTTAAATTATCTTCAGGCAATACTATTTCTTCTTCACCAAATAAAGCTTCATCTACAACGCTACTTGTACTAGGTCTTGGAGTAGATTCGTCTACTGCTTCTTGTTCTTCTTCTGCCGTTATAGGTTCACTAGGTTCTACTCCTTCTTCACTAGGATCAGTAACTGGTCTGCCACCTCTAGGTCTACCTTTAGTTAATAGATTGACACCAAGATCAAATATAGCACCAGCACCACCACCATATCCGAACTCTGAAGCTACTGATTCACCTATAACAGCATCCTCATCATATATGCCTTTAGCTATAGCATCTTGTCCTATACCGGCTAATGCTTCTTGCGCTCCTTCAGCAGTACCAGTTATAGCAGCAGACTTAGCATAATCCATGTAAGTATCTAATGTTCTTTTTGGAAGATCAGTCTTTCTTATCTTAGAGAAAAGCATAGATAATGGTCTAACTATTGGTAAAACTTCTGTAGCACCTAATGGAATACCAAGTGCTAAAGCCATATTTCTATCAGCTATAGATAAATCTTCACCAGTCTCTAGTTCATAGTCTCTCATCCTCATACTGGCTTCAGAGACTCCAGCTGCCATTCCGGGTGCAGCTATTTGTGTTGCAGCAGTAAGTGTTCTAGCACCACCTGATAAAAGTTCTCCCGCTTTTAATGCTCTATATCCACCAGCTAATCTAGCAGCTGCTCCAGCACCACCTGTTGCAACAGTTGTTCCTACAAATCCTAATACACTACCCGTTGCTTCACCTAATCTACCAGATATACTTTCTTCTTGACCAATAGCATCACGTAAAGCATCCATCTTATCAATGAATGCACTTTCTTTTGGATTCAACCAATCTTCTTGTCCGGTAAGATTAGTTGCTAGATCAAGTAAAGACCAAACACCTTCACCCATTAAAGGTATTGTTCTTGCAATACCTCTTAGATTTCCTCTGCTGAATTCAAATGGCGCTCTTATAAGAGACAGTATCCAATTATTTTCTTCTGGAGTAAAATCATTAGTAGTTAAACCAAATATAGGAAGTTCATCCATATTTGGTTCACCGAAAGCTTTTTCGGTATTCTCTGAATTTACTGGATCAGGAAGTGTATAGGTATCATAGATACTAAATGGATCAGGTGTTCCTCCTGTATTTGTACCAAATATTTCAAAAGGATTTGGAGTATCCCTCGATTCATCTGCCATTTTATTTCTCTATAATGTTTCCTATATTCTACTCAATGCAGGTAACAGCCAATCCTCGACTTCTGTTCCTCTGTCTTTGTAATTATCATATATCATTGCTAATCCGGGATTAGTTTTTAACCACTCATCTAATTCAGCAACTCTTTCATCTGTTGTATAGTCAGGATTGTCTGATGCTATCTCATCTATTTTGCCTTGTATCTTTTTAATACCTCTAGCGTATATATTTTGCGCTGGTTTAACTCCCATATCAGCATATTGAACAGATGTAATGCCTTCTGCTTCTTCTTTAGTCATGTCTTTAGTTATATCTGTATTAAGATATCTAGCAAGATCAGCATTATAGTTCTTGACAGCATCTGCATATCTAGTTTTTTGATCTTTATCTAAGTCTCTTTGTGAAACTAAAGATTGCCTTCTTAAATCTTCTCTAGCTGTATATAAAGCAAATAACTCTTGTGCTTGTTTTTGTTCTTCTTGATTTAATGCTAGTAATTCTTCTGTAACACCAGCACCTAAGTCTGCTAGTCCACCAAGAAAAGTAGGTGATCCTTTTTGTGCTGCATTAAATGCACCAGCTGCTATACGCAACCATTTGTTTTGCATCTTGCCTTTCTCATCAGTCATCCTAGCAATAGATTGTTCAATTAATTTTTCATAGTCTGATAATGCTGCTACGCTTGCATCTTTTTTACCTGCATCACCTATTCCAGTAGTAGGTGGTTTTGTTATAGGTGGTTTTGTTATAGGTGGTGGTCGATCATCTGGAGTCATAATATTCATATATCCTGTATCAATACTTTGTCTTGCTATATCTGCATGCATTCCAGTAGGTTTATTATTTAAACCTTTATTGATAGATTGTTTTAATCTATCTTTCGTACTTGTTAATATGCCATCACTACTATCTGAATTATTATTAATATCTGCTATTTGATTTGTAGTTACTGGTGTTACTAACGAATCATCAAATTGATTTACACCATAATTTATGTTACCAACAAAAACAGGATCGCCTTGATCTAATAGCTTTCGCTGGTCAGCTGGACTAAATACTGTAGGCACATTATCAGTTGCTGGTTGAAATGCTGTAGAAGGAGTTCCGCTTCTATATGCTGATACCATTTCTTGCGTAGCATCTATTGGTAACTTTGCTCTTTCTAAAGCACTATTTAATCTATTACTTCTTTTTCCTTTTTCAGCATAAGCCTTTAAAGCATCTGCATCACCAGCACCCCATGCAATATTTGAAAGAAGATTTCCACCCCAAGTTCTTGCTTTATCTCTCGCAGCATCTTCTATTTCTTTCTCATCATATTTAAAAGGATCAGGCATACCACCATTAGCCATCCTTATAAGACCACCCATTGCATATCCTTGAGGTGACATCTGTTGTTGTGGCATAGGCATAGGTGCAGCTGGGACAGGCATTTCGTTTTGCATCGAGACTTGCGGTGACATAGCTGCCTGTGCCAACTGCTGAACTATTGGTGGATTATTATTGGGTTGTGCTTGTGCTTCTTCCCTTATCTTTTGTCTATATGCTAATTCAGATGCAGATATAAAAGCCGGACCAAGCAATCCTGTCTCAGTCTCTGGGTTTAATTCTTGTGCTAAACGTTGGTCAGACTGACGTTCAGCCATAGCAATTAAACTATTTATATTGTTATCTATCAACCTTGTCCTCCGCCTAATCCTCTATACGCACCATATGCACCTAATCCTGTTTGCATCATTTGCATCATTGGATTTGCTTGTGGTCTATATTGTCTTTCAGAGAAAGAAGGTTGTGCTGGCATGCCTTGTAATATTCCACTAAATCTTTCTAATTGTTGATATGGATATTCTCTTTGTGCTAAGAAATCTTGATACTGTTGATCGTATGCTCTTTGCATAAGTGCTTGTCTTTGACTTCCTACATCTGATAAAGCTTTTAATCTTCCCATATCTAATGCTTGTTCTGATTTATCAAGACCAGCCAATACTCCTGAACCTTTTAATCCTCTACCATATGCAGCTTCTAATGCTCTTTGATTGGCAAGCTGTGCTTCTAAATCCATTTTGCCTGCTGCTTGTCCAAACTGTCCTGATGCTATTTGCGCTCTTAAATTTTGTTCTGCTGCTTGTTGTTTTGCTCTTTCAGTTTCTATTTGTTCTTTAGCCCTTTGTTGTGCTAATGCTAATTGACCTGCATCCGCTGATGTAAGTCCTTTAAATCTAGCTGCTCTATCTCTTTCAAATTGTTGTTGAGCCTGTGTAAATGCATCTGATAATCCTTTAGATTCTATGTCTTGTAATGATTCATTAAGTTCTCTTTGTGCTATAGCATCTTGCACTCCTTGTCTGCTACCGCCAAATGCGCCTGCCTTTATAGCCTGTAAATTTCTTTGTCCTTGTTGCTCTGTAAATCTATCTGTTGCTCTACGCTGTTGCCTATCAAGAACATTTCTTAAAAAAGGATTCATGTATCTACTAGCCGATCTATCATCAAAACCTCTTGATGCTCTCATATATGCTTCAGGTCCAAAGCCTCTTACGCCAGTCATTATGGGTGCAGCCTGATATGTGCTTCTAACATTAGGTCCTATGTATTGTGAATTAGCCATCATAGGTCCAGCAGTAGCTGCCATACCAGCTATATTTCTAGCTTGCGCTATTCCGGGCAAGTCTCTAGTAGATAAAGCTTTATATCCTTCTTGTGCGCCTAACTGCTCTGGAGAAAACCCAGCCACACGTGGACCCTTATAAGGAATATAATCCTCATAAGATAATGCTTGCGACCTTCCTACTAAATTATGATAGTAAGGTTCTGCATATTCAGGCAGTCTGCTTTGATAAGTCTTTGACTCTACCTGTTGAGGCTGACTGCTTCCTCCGCTTTTCTTTCCCATTATTTTTCTCCGATTCTACTACTTTTAAATTAACCTTGTTTAAATCTTCTTTCTTAATAACTACAAATTCTTCTTCCCAATTATGCTGCTTTAACTTTTTTACCCATCCCCTTCTGCCAGTAATTTCCATTGCAGTACATTCATTATCTACTGCCCAATTTTCTAACGTAACAAGAGACTCCTCTATCCATTCATCCAATCTATCTCCTGCTGCATATTGTATAGACAACATCTTCTTTCTAGGATAACTACTTATCTCAGTAAATATTACACCTATTATTTGATTATTATTTTCATCATCAACGACTGTCCATAAAGTTTCTCTGCCTGTTAATAGATCATTAAGTATATCTATCTTGTCAAATCTTCCATGTGTTGTAGGAGTAAGTTTATCTATATACTTTTCTATATCAGGATAGATTGATGTTATATATTCTTGTGGTACTAAATAAACTTTCATTAAATTACTTTTGCCATTTCTTCTTCAAATTCTATTTGTTCAGGTTGTTCTGTATTGCCAGTTTTATTCTTTCTAACTCTGGATACTAACTCATCAAACTTTCTTCCACCTGCTTCGCTTGAGCCATCACCAGCATGAGCAACTACATCTGCTGGTATTACATATTCATCTTTAGATAAAGCAGCTGGTTGTACTCCATCAATCATAGCTGGTACTGCATCATCTACTCCACCACCTTGACCTTCTATCATGCGACCTTGTGATGCCATCATTTGTTCTACTTCAGCTGCTAAATTAATAAGACCTTCTTCACCATAAACTTCTATATATCGCATATATACTTCTTTAGGATTAGGATGTTTGCCCATCAAAGCCATAATAGTTTCTTCTTCTAATCTTTCAGATGTTTGATTTTCTTCAGGCATACCGCCTTCTGCAAAACCTCTTTTTATTATTCCTCCAGTTTTCATAAATTGTTTGGCATATTCTGGACTTGTAGTTGACTCCAATAATTCTATAAATCTTGGATCATATTTATATCTTGGTAACTCAAATGTAGGTTCACCATATATAGGAGTATCTCTATAAAATTTATTTTTGTCAGGATCGTAGTATGTGCCTTCAGGACCTTGATAGCCTGTAAGAACTTTTGTTAATCTGTTTCCTTCACCAGTTCTTCCTCTAGCTTCTCTTACACCTTCTAATAAGTAATCATCACCTTCCATATATCTTCGCATAGTTAAAGGACCTCGTAAGGCTTCCTCTAAATCTTCGTCATCGTAATAATCAAAAACCTCCCTTGGATCAAAATATTTTCTATCATGTCCAGTTACAGGAGCGTTAGCATTCCAAGGTTCTAATTGTGGTTCAAATCCATATTGTGCTTGCAAACTTGCCAAGCCTTGTCGTCCTTCTGGTCCACCTCTAATCAAATCAAGATAATTTTCAGGTCTAGGTAATTCTTCATAACGACTAGGTCCAGCAAAAGGACCATAAGTAGCAGAACTAGCAGCACCTATAGTTTCTTCTCCCCTTCCCTGATAAGGGCTTTTCCAATTAGAAGCTGGAATTCTATTAGGATCAGAAAATAAAGTCCTAGTGCCAGCCCTAATATTTTCTTCTTGCAAGTTTCTTGTAATAGAACCTTGCAAAGCATCAAACTCATTCTTATTTATATCTCCAGCTTCATACTTTTTACGAGCATCTTTTAATTTATTTAAACCTTCCCTTGTTTTATCGGAGTAATCTGATTCTTTTTGATATCTAGTTCCTGTTCTATTTAATAAATTTTGATAAGATTCTGATATTAATTTTCTGTCATCAAGATCAAGACCATAAAAATTATTCCTTATAATTCTATTTCCAATCATATCAGTACCATGCATCATGGCTTCTTTAATAAGAGGGTTATCTGTATCTTGATAAGTTTTACGTTTATCTGCACGACTCAATTTTATCCATTGTCTATTTCCACCTTTCAAAAGATAATCTGCAAGTTCTTCTACATGTTCAGGTTTTATTTCTGATCTAATTCTTGTATCTTCTTCAGGAATACCCTCTGTAAATGGAATAAATTCTTTTAATAAATCTATACCCATTTCTGGATTCATATCCCAAAACCCTGTACTACTTGAAGGAGTAAACCTTCCTAGTTCTCTTTCAACTGTTCCTCCGTTATCATATCCTTTAACTAAACCACCACCTGATTTTGCTGCCATACCACCTATGTTTCCTAATGACATTTGATTCATGGGCATAGTTTGTGATGCTAATGGATTAATCGGAGTAGTTGGTATATTAATTGGAGTGTCTATTGGAGAATTAAATGGTACTTTAATATCTGCTCCCCCTTGAACAACTTGTGTTCTCATGGGTGTTGTTGGCATTATTGGTGTTAATTCTCTATTCATGTCTGGCATAATTCGTTCTTGTATTCTACTTGGCACTTCTGGTATGGATGGTATATCAGGAATATTATTCATATAGTTCCTTTCAAATCCCATATCTCCTATATCACCAAAGTAATCATATAAGCTTTCACCTATCCTACCTCCCATTCCTCCGCCTGTTGGTGGTAATTGTGGTTGAACTGGTTGTAATGGTTGAACTGGTTGATAGTTAAAAGGGTTGCTATCAAATGCATTATATGAAAATGGATTGAATCCCCCTTGATTATATCCACTACCAAAGCCACCATAACCGCCACCATAACTGCCACCATAAACTGGTGGTAATTGTGGTGTATATCCTCTAATACCTAAAGGTTGAAAAGGCATTACGCCTTGATTTAATCCTGCATACTGTTGTTGCAATGAAGGCATTCTTGAAGGCATACGTTGAAACGAACCAAACATACTATTATCAAATCCTGAAGTTGGTAAACGTGGTGCATTTCCTGCTCCTCTATATTTGCCCGTTCCAGCTAATGATGTATTTGATACACTTGGTGGTGTAAACGTTCCTTGTGGTATACCACCAAATAAACCTCTTAATCCACCAGAAGTATTACCACCAAAATATCCTTCAGCTTGTGAAGGATCAATTTGTTTATATCTGTTTCCGCCCTTCTTTGCCATTATCTATTTCTTTTTCTAAATTCATCTATAGCTTCATAAACTTCTAAACCAGCTTTAGTTGGATATGGAGCAATAGCTTCTATACCTCTTACTATAGGATTATATTTTCTATTTAATGATCTCATGCGATCTAATTCTGGTGTAGAACCAGTACCTAATGCACCGCCTTCACTTTGTGGTAAATATCTCATATCTAATGCTGCACTTTGTATATCTTTTATTTCTGCTAGTGATGGTGCTTGATAAGGAAGTTCAGTTATGGGAGGAGGTCCGCCAGTTAATGTTGATACTATTGATGGAGATACAGCAGCACGTTGTGGTGTCATCACTTCGTTTAAAGTTTTCTGCACAGGTGTACTAATAGGATCAGCCATTCTACCTAGTCTTGGATCAATCATAGGTTCTGACATAGTTCTAGCTAGTTGTTCTTGTATAGCTTGATCTTGCGCTCGTCTTTTTAAAGTATCTGCACTCTCTTGTATTTGTTTCTGTGCAGGTGATCCACCATTAGCCATCCTTATAAGACCTCCATAAGCCATTTGTTGTTCTGGTGTTCCTACTATATCTTCTTCTTCATCCTTATTTTTAAATTGGTCATATAACATAGGAAGGATTCCAAATTTACCATCTTCTATCATGTTCTTTGCCATTCCTAAACCTGATAGATTTTCTATCATTCCTCCGCCAGCAAAGTTAGGTGCGTCAGGTAATACATTACCACCTATCATATCTTGCTCACCTGTAAATGCTGAACCCATAGGATCAAATCCACCCATCATACTTCTTTGTTCTGTAGGCATGTATGGTCCTTCGTATGGGTATGGACTTTCTTCTTCAGGCATTTCCATATCATATGGTACGTACATTTCACCAACCATTCCTGATGCAGCTGCTGGTAAAGCTTGTCCCATCATTGCTTGACCACTAGATAACCTAGTAGGATCAGCAGCAATTTGTTCTGGCGTTGCTCCACCTGTAAATCCTAAGTTGTCTGTTAATCTTCCAAAGAATCCTTTATCTGCTGAACCAACTGCTGTTTGTAAATCAGATATAGTTGAAGGTGTTGCTGCTGGTATAGTTTGTGCAGCTTGTGCTGGTATAGTTTGTGCAGGTCCAGCTACTCCAGCTGGTAAAGCTTCTGTAACAGCTTCAGTTCCGGCTATTTCTGTTGCTCCTGCCGGCATCATCTTACCTAGTAAACCTCCTGTTAATCCACCCATAAGTCCGGCTGTTATACCTTCTTTAAGACTACCGCCTTCAGCTATAGTACCTATTCCAGTACCTATTGCGGATGCAGCTAATGGACTTAATGCTGCGCCTAAAGCTGTACCACCTAGTAAAGTTGGTGCAAGCATAGAACCTAATAATGGTAAGAATGCTTCAGGTTGCCCTGTATCTGGGTTAATAGTTAATTGTCCCGTAGGGGAAAGTTTAGACAAAGCATCTACTTCTATGGGGTTCATATGTACCAACATAGAATCACCATAACGCCCTCTAGTGGCTAAGTGATCTGCTGCATCTTTAAGTGGAAAGTTACTCATAGTGGTCTCCTAATCTATTTCCAACACACCTATAACGATGTGAAATTTATCGGCTGTACTTGCAGTCAGCTTTATTATATCTGATTCATCTAAAACTAAAACCTCTCCGTTAGTTAAAAAACCTTTGCGAGTTGTCGCAGCAATAGATTCGATATCCCATGTTACTGTAGCACTTGCACTTGTATCTGTCACCTGAACAGTTAAAGTCATTGCACTACTACCATCTACATTATATGCACTTAGTGTCTTAACAATAGCAACTTTATCATTAGGTACTGTATATACACTTGTAGCATTAGTTGTTGTTAACGTAGTTATTACTTGTGTGTAGTTGTTTGCCATTATGCTATATACCAATCAAAAGCTTCTTGTATTGATCTAATATCACTAGGTGATTTAATTTGTATGAAGTTTAAACGCAGTTGATTTATTATTCTATTAAAATATTCAGGACTATATTCCTCTGGAGGTAGTTCTAAAGGTGCGTTTAAATTAAATGCTTTATCACTCATCGCCTTCCATCTACTGCAATATCAAATCTTGTATCACCTAAACGCCATGTATTGTCTGTATCTGTACTTTCAATTCTTACCCTCATTTGTCTTGCTCTTGCTCTAATATTAGCAACTCCTGTTGTTGATGTAACAGTTGCAGTAGTTGCTGTAGTTAAAGTTCCTAATGGGTAATCCCTTGTTTTTATTGAATAAGTTAATTCAGGACTTGTTTCAGTTCCTATAAAAGCTACATCAGGTATTAATTTTCTTATAAACATAAACTGATCTCCATCACCAGCATCAAAGTCTGCGCTTTCAATATAAGCTGTCATAGCAGAACCATCATCATTTGAACCTAACTCTTGGTTATAAAGATAATTACTTGTTGTTCCACTAGCACCAGCTGATATTGGATATGAAGTAGCACCACCAGAATCTATCCATGCTGTTCTATTCATAGTTCCTATAGACCAATTCTTATCTAAATAATTATATGTAACATATCTATCTATTTCATCTGAATCTGATGAACAATAAAACCAAGACACTTCATTAAATTGTGCATTTCTACTAGCAAATACTTTCCATGTTTGTGAGTAATTAAAGTCATCAAATACATATGCTCTTACTGAACAAGGCAACGATTGAATGCCACCTGAATATATATAAAAATTATCTTGGTCCATAAAATAAACAACATTATTAGCGTTTACACAAGCTTGTGGAGAAACCATACTTACGCCTTCTGAAATTAAATTTATTCCAAAAGTAAAAGGTGGACCAATAAATTGCATAGAATATAAAGCATTATCAGTAAATATAACTATTTCTTGTCTTGTTCTTATTGCACCAATTATTTCAGAACCAGAAGAAAGTCTCATACTTCCAGCTGTATTATTTGTTTTAGGTGTCCATTGCGCTGCATCTTCTTGATTACACCATCTAATTAACATAGGGTCTTGTGTAGTTGTACCTATAGTATTCGCACCTAAACATATAATATGTCTATCTATTTCTGAAACTATTATTTGATTACAAGTTGTTGGCACATCTGATGCACCACTTAAAGATGTAAAATTAACTGCTCTTGTTGTAACTCCATTTGTTTTATCCCAATAAAAAATACCACCGCCTCTTGGATTACATATTAAATCTTCACCAAAATTATCTAATGTCCATAGCCTTAATTGAGAAGTAAAACTATTTATACCGCCACCCCATGTACTTTGTCCCCAATAACCAGAACCCCAACCAAAGCCACTTGTATAATTATCTGCACCAATATTTAATTGATAAGCACCATCTACCCCAGAACCTCCATTTCCTGAATCACTAGAATTGGCAGTAACAGTATCACCAGAAGTATCTTTAGCAGTAAACGTATAAGTGTTTGCATCAGGAACAGTTGCTATTTCATACTCTTGATTTAATACAGCAGCAGTTACAACGCCTCCTAAACTTACTGCTCCACTTATAGTTACAAAGTCACCTTGAACTGCTCCATGACTTGAATCTGTTGCTGTTATTGTTGATGAACCATTAGTTGCAGCAAAAGTAATTCCATCTGTTGTTGTTGCACGAATAGGAGTTATATCATTATAACCATCACCCTGTAATATATATAATTTTAAATGAGTTCCTAATCCTATTAGTTTATCAGTATCAAGAGAAACCCATTGATGCAACCTGCGAGCAGAGCCCAAGAAAGAATTGATGGATTTCTTTGTCCAACCACCTATCTTTTCTGGTCTACCCTGTCTAAACCTTATCTTGTCACAATCATACCAACTTCCTTCATTACTATAAGAAGTCCCTTCTTTATTTATGCCGGGTTTTAATGTATACCTAGCTAATGGCATTTTATTTTTCTTTAGCTTTTCCTATATTAAGAGCAAGTAGATCAACAAACTTATACAGTTTGCCAATCCAAACATCGTCTTTAGGCGTTGGTGTTGAAGCTGCTATTAAACTAGCAA